GACTTAAACCCTGCGGGTAAATTGGCTAATGTGCCTGCGTCAATCAGCTGTCGTAAAATAGACGTAGCTGATTTAGTAACTCCACCAATCATGTGGATAAGCCCGAACCCGTAAAAACCTAATCCGGGTAGAAACTTAAAGTGGGTAAAATATTCAATCTTCTTTCGTAACGGATCCTGTTCATCGTAGTTACGACGGATACCAAGAACTTCTCGCGTATCCCGGCATATCGTTACAATGTATGGCAGAGCGATTCCAGTTGGTTCACCAATATTGTCTGTATCTTCGAAACCCGCTATATCTAGCTCAACGTGTACTTCTAGTAACGTAAACTCTCTATCTGAGTTAGACGGACTCAATCCGTCAAGTTCATCAATCTTTTCTTGAACGACAGACTCTTGAGTTAGCCCCGGAGACATCGTTGGAGTGTCTCGATAGAAGCCCGACCGCTTTAACTTTAACAAATCGTTTTCGGTCATGTGTAACACATGCGTAATGCGCGGCGTCGAAACTAAATCAGTCGTATAGTAGGGGACTACAAGATCTTCAGATTTGATAAACCGAGAAACCGCACGACCCATAGTTGGATCATAGTAAGACTTTTTAAAAGCAGAACCGGAGAGCGGAAGATAGAACAAAAGCTGATCCATCTCTGGATCAAATTCTTCCATCTTGTAGGTTATTTGATAGTTCATAAAGTTCTTGACACGATTCGCTTGAAGCAACTTCGGATCAGTAACTTTACCCATAACTTGGGTATCGACAGGTCCACCAGAAGGAAGTAATTCTTTATAGGCTTGCGCTTGGAACTGGGTTACAGCTTCTGCGAGTAACGGGTGATAAACGCCGCTTGAACCTTGAAAAGGTTCGCTTCTAGGGTCTGATTTTATACCTAATAGCTCAAGACCGTCCTTAAACGTTTCGTACCAGTCTTGTCGAGAATGCAAATCGTCTTCATAGGCAGAAATTAGTTTAGATCCGATTTTTCCAAGCTCACCGCTGTCTAAATACTCGGCAAGGTTGCTATCGAAAGCTACTTCGAACTCTTCGTCAGGGTCAAACCCTAAAGTTCCTTCGCCTTCTTCGTTAAAAAAGATTTCTACGCCGTCTTCGAGGTTTGGAACTCCCTCGATTTCAATTTCGGCAAAAGAATCGTCTAAATAATCTTGCATATCGGCCATAATTGGCAACCTTACCTAGATTTTTGTTAATAATATACCCTAAGTTTCGGATAATACTCCTCTTCCTCCGAAAAATCACTTTTTAGCTGCAAAAACCCGCCAGCTCTAAAGCGCATTAAGGCTAATGTTGTCGCATCGACCAAATCATCGTTCTCACCGTTAGGAAAATCGCTAATTTCGTCCATTAAGTCTTCGGCCCAACGTGTCTCAGGAACCCAAACCTTGCCATCTTGGAAAATAGGGCTAACAGAATTCAATCTTGCAATCTTATCCTGACCTCTGTTGGGCGAATAGGTATTAATCGGTATACCTAGTCGTCGTAATTCTTGAGTTAACGGAATCCCAGAGGCTTTTGTCTCGATAATCACTGAATCAGGATCCCAGTATTCGTATAACCGCAACGCTTCTTGCTTTAATTCAGGAAAATCGAACCGCTCTTTAACGCAATCTAACAAAACGATGTGAGCTTCTTCGCCGGTATACATATCTTCGCCGACTTTCCCTTCAGGGTAGAACACTCCCCACGTTGTTATTGCAGTAAAGTCAGCGCGTTCAGATTTTAAGAAGGCAGTATCGTAACTTTGTATTAAATATTGACAAGAAGGAGGCTGGTCTTGAGGCCAAACTTTAAACCAATCTCTTGGAATAATCGAAATACCTTCTCCCGTTGGGCGCTGCATATACTGAGCAGCCCACTTTGACGGGGGTATAGACGCTTTAGTGGCTTCTAATTCGTCGAGACTCCAAAACTCAGGCCATAACGGTTTACCAGAAGGCAGTATCGCAGGGAATTCTATTAGTTCCCACTTATCCCCGCCCTTCTCTTGAGTCATTTTCTTAATTAAACGACCTGTTACATCTTTCTTAGACCAACGAGTCATTACAACAACGATAGCACCCCCCGGTTGAAGACGCTGTCGGGGGCCTGTTTGATACCATTCGTAGGCTTCGTCCAACGCTTTATCGGAAAACGCATCTTGTTCAGAGTGCGGATCGTCGATAATAAACAAATCAGCACCACGACCAGCTAATGCACCACCGATACCCGCCGCATAGTACTGACCACCTTGCATCGTATTCCATTTACCGGCGCTACGAGAGTCAGCTTTTAGCTGAGTACCGGGGAAAACTTCCGCATACTCTTCGCTTTCGATCAAGTCACGAACACGACGACCAAAGTTTACTGCTAAGTCAGCCGTGTGCGTTGCTTCAATGATCTTTAACTTAGGACGTTTACCGAGTAAATACGCAGGAAACAAGTACGAAGCAAATTCAGACTTCGTATGTCGAGGAGGCATATTAATAATTAGACGTTTCGATTCGCCAGAGGCAATCTTATCGAAAGCCTCGGCCATTCGTTTGTGGTGTGCGCCCGCGATAAACTCAGGCCATATCATCTTCACAAAGTCGTAAAAGCTCGCGGCAGACTTTTCTTGACGTTCTCGCTTTTCGAGTTCTTCTAAAAGAATCGTGAACTCTTTAGCTTCGTCCTTCGATAAGTAAGATAAGTCTACTGCGCGAAGATCTTCTAAAACTTTATTAGACATTAGCCACGGATTTCGCAACCAGCCCCGCGATAAGTTTTACCGCCTTTTTTCATTTTCTTAGGGTTGCCGCCGTAGGCCATCATCATGGTGTCTCCTGAGTAAGCTCGCTTACCCATAGCCATTTCAGTACCCTTACTTTCTTTACGACGAGATTTCATAGGCTGTTTTTTCTTGCCATTTCTAGATCCTAAAGAATCATCCAGTCGTGCGTTATAACCTTGTCTTTTCATAACTGCTCCTTAGTAGCCTCGCATTTTTTGACTTTCGTCAAGTTCCATATACATCGCCGTATTGTTCTCAATCAGCTCACGTATTTGTTCTTTTATTTCTTCCTTAGAACCTTTTAGCTGCATTCCAAGTTCGTTGTTGTGAAGATCCATCTTTCTACCTGAATCAGGTATTGGAAAATACTCTCGTGCAGCACTTAGAAACTCTGCAACCCTAGGGGATTCTGCATCAGGTATTAAAGAACCTAATGCTAAATGTCTGGCCGCATCACCTCGACCATCGAACCCTTCCCCCGGATACATTTCTTCTGAAAGACTACTTGCCCATTCCACGTCTTTAGGATCAATCCCTACCGATTCAGTAACGAAGTCCTCAAACTTTTTTAGAACGGATATGCCTCCTCCCTCGGAGCGTCGAAGAATCTGAAAGTCTTGCCCATCGATCTTTCCATTATTATTTTTATCGATCTTATGCTGATTACCAACTAAGCCGCCTTCGGCCATCATCTGAATCTGTCCCGGAGTCGCTGGCACCATACCGCCGCCCGGTGGCATCTGCTGCATTAACCCCGCGCCAACAGCTTGCATCATCGGATCAGGTTCTTGCATCATCCCCTGTATATCTTCAACAGTAAAATAATAAGTATCGTCAGGTTTACCGACCGGCCCACCTGTTGCCGCGAACTGTGGACCTTCTTGTTCTGCCATTAACGCAGCTAACAACTCAGGAGGAATCTCGGGCGCTTCTTCGCTTTCCATTCGTAAGCCCTGCGAAAATCCTGCGTCAGGGTTATACTGCAAACTAGATAATGTTTGTGAAACATCACTACCCATAATCGGCTGGTCTTCAATAATCTGAGCACCTGAAACTAATTGCGGGGCCTGACCTTCAACGGTTAACCGACCAATTAAATTAGCCCGTTGCGCTTCTTCCTGTGCTTGACGCTGCTGCCGCGATCGATACGCAGTTTGCCCAACCGTTAATATAATATTCGCAATATCTGTCCAAGACATTTCGATTCCTTATCTGTACGATTTGCCGTAATAACCCGTATTCATTAAATGCCCACCCCCTGCGCGTTTTGCAGTTTTCGCGGCTTGCTTAAAGTTCTCCGCTGTCGGTGCACCTTTCGATCCGGGTTTACGCATCCGCTCACCAGAACCGGCTGCAATACGTTTACGCTTCGCGTTAATGTTGGCATACAATCCGGGACGACCACCCGCCGCCATACGGTCTGGATCAATACGAGGTTTTGAATACGCCCTACGCAAATTTTCTATATCGTAATCGCCCTCGGAACGTGTACGGGGAGAATCCTTTCTAAGCGTATCCCGCATAATCTTCATTTCGCTATCCCGTGGGGACGGGGGCCTAGGCGTATCTCTATATCCCAAAAACTCGCGGCCCGTCATCGGCTCTTCTTCAAAATCTCGTCCTCGCTTCGGGGACGGTAACGCAGGAGGCTTATCCCGCATAGAATCAACTAACTTTTTACCTAACCCTTTAAGTTCACCCGCCTTACCAATTAACGAACTAATCCCCTTACCCTTACCGGGGCCGACGATACTCATCGCGATTTCTAATTCTTCAGGAACCTCGGGCAAATCTTGCATAAACTCAGGAGTAAAATCTAACTCGGAAAGTTCTTCCGGATCCATACCTCCATATAACAACTCTTGGAAAAAACCACCTAACCCAGTACCGCCGCCCGAGCCTGCTACTTCAGCTTCATACTCAGCCTGCATTTCATCCTGCGGAGAAAGTTCCTCGATCATCAATAAGTCTTTATCAGAATACGTTCTACCGCCATCTGCATAACGATCAGGAACCGTAGGTGCTTCAAGCCTTGCCAATAAATCTTGCATCGACATTCCAGACATACTACTACGACCAGCTTCAGAAACGTTTCCAATCATAGGGGCGTTGAATCGAGAACCTTGGGTCGTTCCTCCACCTTGGCGCATCAAAGGTCGGCGTCTTCGCATCATGGGACATGGCTCCGGGTAATTTATCTGAATACTACCCTCCAAAAACCTATTCGTAAAATTTTTTTGCGAAATATTTTTTGATAGGGACTTACAGCAAAAGTATCGAGGATTATGAGGCTGGAACCAAGAAAGGTGAGTGGGCGGGTGGGTAGAGCTGCGGATCGGGGGTATGGGGGGTCTCTACCACATTTCTCGCTCCGTGTAAAGCATTATTTTTGCATGGTGGGGCGTGTTGACATAGCAAAATGTTATATGCGATTTTGGCACGTAGTGCTTTACTTTCGGCGCTGGGTACGCGACAATGGTCTTGTGGTTAGGGGGATGACCCCGCCACACAAACTAAACTAGAAAGTAGAAAGGAAAATACCATGGCACAATCAGCAAAATCTCAAGTAGCACAGACTGTAAAAGTTGCACGACCTAAGACTGTCTCCAGTGGCAAGGGTCAAGGCGCATCTGGTAAAGTTATGTTTGACAGCATCCAAGAGGGAATGCGACTACCAAAGCAACTCGACCTAGTTGTCGACGCATACTTTGATCTTCTAACAGCTGGGCACGAACCTGTCAGCATTCAAGAAATTAGCATTAAAGTTGATCTTGAAAGTCTAGGCTATAGCCAAGATGCTGCCACCATCATCGCACATTACAAGTTGCAGATCGAAGGTTCTAAGGAATGGAAGCATCGACAGGGTTGCATCAAGATCGGTGAGTTCAGCTAACCGATCCTCACCTTAGATCAGCCGCCCTCGGGCGGCTTTTCTTTGCCCGTCGTTCCTGTGTTTCGATCAGTCAGTCGGGTGGGTGCGGTGGGAGGGCGCTGACCTATGGACGGACAGATCGATAGAGTAGAGTAGAGCGATAGAGTGACT